GTTAGCATTTGGTTTAGCTTGATCAATATTATTTGTTTTTGACACATAGCTATAACCACCATAAGTAACAAAGTCACCTGGTTGATAGCGTATTGAATTGTGCCATGAATCTTCAAACTCTAATCCTTCAACAAACTGTGCCCAATTGCCTTCGTCTGCATCTAAGTTTGCACCGCTTGTATGCTGTGTAGTACAAATCCAAATTCCACCGCCCCATTTAACGATATCATTAATTTTATAGCGTGTGCCGGATGCCCAGTCTGTTTTATATTCTAAACCTTTGTTTAGATAATCCCAATCTGCTTGATTTGCTTCAAGGCCTAATGCGTCTGATGCTGCACTAGCATGACCTCTGTTTGCTACGTATAATGTGCCACCATATTTTACAATATCATTTCTTCTGTAACGTGTGCTGTTGGACCAGTCGCCTTGCCACTCAAATCCTGTTGAGAAAATATCCCAGTTATCTTGTGTTGTTGCAACATTAAATGTTAGTACGGCTGCGCCGCCTCCGCCTAGTCCGCTATCAAGAATTGAAAGTGTGTCACCTACAAGATACTGTGTACCTGCGTCTGCTATTGTAACTGTGGCTCCACCGCCAACTGCTACAACTACATTAACTTTTGCTGCCTTACCAAATCCACCATTTGCTATAACATTGTTATATGTACCAGGTGTTCTAGCTGCGTCCGCTGCGCCAACTGAGTCTATTGTTAATATAGCACCGTTGTTAGGTTCAATACCTATTGAATCGCTTGCTGCACTAGTATGCTCTAATGTACAAATATACACAACACCGTTATATTTTGCAATGTCATTAATTTTATAACGTGTGTTAGCTGCCCATGCTGCTTTATAATCGAAGCCTTCAGCAAATAAATCCCATTTGGATTGATCAGCTTCAAGACCTAATGTTAAAGTAGCAGCACTAGTATGTGCTTCATTTGCTACGTACAAGTAACCGCCATATTTTACAATATCGTTTACTTTGTAATAACTGTTTATTCCCCAATCACCTTTCCAGTCTTGACCATCTGTGATCTTATTCCAGTAAGTTGATTCGCTAGTTGTGAACAATGCCGGAGCAGTATGGCCTGCAATACAAACATATGTGTTACCGCCGTTGCGCACAACGTCATCTTTGTAGTAGACTGTACTCGGAGCCCAATCGCTCTTCCATATAAATCTAATTCTACCTAATTTAAACTCTGCCATTTAAAAACTCCGCTCTATTTAATATATTTATCATAACTGTTTCAATTACTTCTTTGATAGGAAGAACTGTTGTGCTAGATAATCTCCGCCAATTCCACCCTTTATGTCTACTTTTACAGGAATGTTTATTTGCAAACCTGCATCGTTTGATATGTTGTTAGATGTTACTCTAATTTGTCCTGCAATCAATGTGTTAGTTACTGCGTCAGCACCACCACCTGATATTCTACTTTCTAAGTAAGACAAAATTGCCTTTTCAGTTGGAACAATGTTATTTGAATTTGCAATGAAAGTATCTTCTTTACTAAACTCTCTAATAATAACTGCACTACCACCAACTTGTATTGCACCTAAACTAAGTTCTTCAAGTCCTGACAACTCAAAGAAGTCTGCGTTAATTGACACAATACCTGTGTTCTGTTCAACTGCAAATAGTTCACCAACTCTAAAGTTACCATCTTGGTCAGTACTTGTATAAAATACTCGTCCACCGCCATACTGTGTAACTTCTTGCTCCGGTGCTGGAACTTGTGCTGGATTATATCCTTCTGTATATAGCTCAGGATATCTTGTTGAGTTAATATTTCCTACACCAATATCTAAGAAGTCGTGTCCTGTTAAACGTACTTGTGAATACAATTCACGTACAATAACATCTTCTTCATGTTCTGGTGAATTTTGATTTGTTAACGGTGGACTAATTTCACATGTAATATCAAAGTTTGGTGCTGATCCACTCTGTGAAACAATTTTAGTTAGTCGATAAATTACACCATCAATACTATTAAACACTACGTTAGCGCCAGGCCCTGGTACTATGTCAACATTTTTAAGAATCATTGTTTTACCTGTTTGGTAAATGTCAGCAAGTCCGTTACCTGCTATTGCTGTTGTTGCAGTAACATAACCCGAACCTCTATTAGCAAATGCAGGCTGTGTTAACACACCGTCATTTATTCTTGGAATCTCTAATACGTCAACAGTATTTTCAGGATCTACAATTAATACTCCAGGAACTGATGTATAGTTACAGCCCGGATCGTACATTACAAAGTCTTTAATTCTACTTGAAACTACATTTACTCTTGCAAGTGCTTTTGCACCTGTTGTATACTTTACAATTGTACTAGAGCCAGTTGGTACTACCCAAAAATCGCCGCCTGCGCTTGATGTTAGTCCAGAGCCGTCTGTTATCGTATATGCAGAACTACCATCGTCAAACCATGTCCATGCCCAACCATCTTTTGATCTTGCTACTGTTTTTGAACCTGCTCCTGCTTGTGGCCATGCAATAAACTGACCGTTATGATAAATGATTCTATTTAAATTAGAATTAGGTAGTAGTCCAAGATTAGTATCATCTCTATACCATGTAATACCATCAAAGCTATATGCTGCTGTAGCTGCACTATTATCTTCACCAACTGCAACAAATCTGCCGTTGCCGTAAACTATATGTCCCCAACTTGCTGTACCACTTATGGCACCTACTGTTTCAGTCCAATTACTTCCGGCGTCTGTTGAATAAGCTGTATCTCCATCACCTGCTAGTACAACCCATATTCCGTTACCATATGCTATACCAGCCGCTGCCGCTCCTCCAGCAATAGAACTAAATGTTCCAGCACTTTGCGTAGTTCCGTCACCGTTTGTTTTTGACCAGCCATTTTGATTACCGTATATTGCAATACTTGTTTCTGTCGCTGGATCTGTAGCTAAGTGAAAGTAATTTGCTGATTGAGATGGTAATGTAATTGTTGACCAAACTCCGGTACTCTGTGTATATTTCTTTATTACTCCGTCAGCTGGTGATAAAAAATATGCAGCAGTATTACTTGTAGTTGAGGTATAAAAACCTCCTGGAGCATTGCTGCCTACAACTACATTAGTGCTTGCTGTAAAAGTTAGTCCGTCTGTACTAGTACCAGTATCGCCATCGCCATTAATAGCAACATATGTTCCGTTAACATATTTTATATCTTTAAGACTTGAAGATAACGAGAACGGCCATGTTACAGTTGGAGAATTAGGTGTCCAACCTGGATCGTCAATTTCTACTGTAGGTTCAATACTATATCTAGTTGTTGTATCTAGTGTAGTTTCGATAGGACGTCCTGGATATAAATTTTCCCAACCATTAGTATCATTATATTCTTTAGACACTGTAGCATATTTTAATAAGTCGTCGTAGGCTGTAATTTTAGCATATTGGCCAATACCCTTACCTGCAACAATTACTATTCTCATACCAACATATTTTGCTGCTGTACCTGAGGTATCAGCTGCTGCTAGTTGTATTCTTGTGTCGTCGCCGCCTTGTGCTGAGTTTAGTAAGTATTGGTAGTTTAATCCACCCGGTGTACTTGAATCTGCTGGGTCAAGCACTCTAATTTGTGATATAGCTTTATCTCTAAATTCGTCATAATTTAATGAAGCATTAATACCTGTGCCAGTTACTGTGCCTGTTGCAGTTGAATAACCCTGTCCTGCATGTTCATATCCTAAAGCAACTAATTCACTACCATTAGTATGTGTTATTTTTACTTGTGCTTCAAGTGTTTGGTTATTTACATCAGCAGTAATAGGTGATTCACCTAAACTATAGCCTTCTGATCTACTACCAAATGTACCATATGAGTTGTTACCGTTTGTTGCTCTTAAAATACCACCGTTTGTTGCCCAGTAGCCAATATAACAATAATATGTAAACACACTAACAAGTTCTGATCTACCAGCTTCGTTAGCCCAGTATCCAATACCATCTGATATAACTTGTGTAAAGTCATTTGCAACAACTGATTTATTACCACTGTTGTGCATTGTTCCATCAATTTTCATACCAATACATGCACTACCAAAAGTAGTTACATTTTGTACATATGGTGATTTATTAATAATCCACACACTTGAATCTTCTGGTCCAGTTCCTGGATCAAGTGTTACAAAAGCACCACCTGTTGGAATTCTTGTTCCCCATTCATTACCGTCTGATGGCAATGTTCCTGTTAACCCTTGTAGTGTCATATTTCTAATACCACTACCGTTGTTTACTCTAAACATGTCATAGCCGACTTCGTATCCAGCTGCTGGTTGAACATTAGTACTTCTTAATTCGTCACCTACTAATGCACAATCTCTCGGCACTTTAATTGGAATAATTTCTTGATAAATGCCTGTTTTAATTTGAACAGTTGTATTCTTACGTACAGCACGTTTAAGGGCATAATTATTATCGCTTGTTCCTGGGTCAGTAACAGTATCAGCGGCATAATTAACTGTATCTACAAATGTTTCACCTGAAAACGTTGAAAACAATCTATTTAATTCACCCCATAAATCATCACAGGCTGCTTTAACAGTAGGACTATCTACATCAACTAAACTAGTACCTGCAATATATTTGTTATAATATTTTACCCATTGGCGAACGTCAGAAACGCTGCCAGGAATTGCATCATCACCATTAAGATCCCAATATCTGTCGTTTGTTCTAGGATTAGTTGAATTAATAAGAGCTGTAAAATTTGGTGCAGTAGTAGATACTGGTGTTGGATTTGCAATATATGACATTATACCACGTGCTACATATTGTCCGTTAAATACATCACTAAACTGTGGATTTGATTCAACATATTCACATGCATATTTTATTGTTCTAAATGGCGAGTTAAGTGATTTACCAGCAGTTGGAATATCAACTCCTTCAATTGAAACAAAATAAACTTGATCAGTAACTTCATAGTTCTGCCAGCTTACATTAGAACCTGATGCTTTTATTATATTTCCAGGTGAACCAATTGCTAGTCTTTCAGTTTCTGAAATTCCAAATGTTCTTATGTCACCAATAGTTGTTAATACGTTACTAGCAGTACCTTGTATTAAGGTAGTCCAGTAATTATCAGCTTCGTTTAATATATCTAAATCTGGACGGTTGTCACTTTCAACTCCTGTATGACGTGCAACACAAGTATATGTTACACCGGCATATGTTACTACATCACCTAGTTCATATCCTTGGTTGTCAATCCATTCTGCTTTCCAATGATGTCCAGTTACTACTCTAGTCCAATGTGTTAGTAAGTCAGGATGTACACCTGTGTTGTTGTCAAATGCAACATATAAAAATCCTGAAACACGTACTACATCACCTGGTAAGTATGCTGTTGCAGCATTATACTCACCTAAATGTTTGTAGCCTGTTTTTAAAAGTTCCCAGTTTCCTGTGTCCTGTACAATACCGTTTACACTTGGAATTTGTCCTGTGTTATTTGTTAATGCAGTATATGTATATCCGCCGTATAATACAATGTCACCTTTGCTGTAAACTGTAGCTGTATTCCATACACCTTCGTAACCGCTGCCTGGCATCCAAACTTGCCAGTTACTATTATCAGTTTCAAAAGAAGCTGTACTACTATGATAGGTAGTACACATGTAAAGTGTAGGTCCGTATTTTACAATATCATTTAACTTATAACGTGTAGCACTTGACCAATCTACTTTGTATTCGATACCTGAAACAACAATTTCCCACTTAGCTTGATCTGCTTCTAAACCATTTGTAGGACTGTCACTAGTATGAGCAGTAATACAACGATATACAATACCGCCATATTTTACTATATCTTGTACTTTATATCTTTCTGCTGTTCTCCAGTCAGCTGTCCAAAAATCTGATGTTGATACGATTGTCCAATGTGCTTGTTCAGTTTCTAATCCTAGTTCAGGAGTACTTGCAGAATCATGTTTAGCATTACAAATATATGTAATACCATTATATCTAATAACGTCACCTAGATCATAATATGTATTTGGTAGCCATTTGTTTAACCAATTATATGTAGTTGCAACAATAGTCCAATTCGCAATATCAACTGGCAATTGTAAATTAATTAAGAATGTTGATGTATGAGTTGCTGTACACTGATAAACGTAACCTTCAAATTTTACAATATCGCCTATTGTGTAATATGTAGATCCTGTCCAATCGCCCTTCCACGCTTGACCATCAAACATCAGTTCCCATCTGCTTGCTGCGTTTGCTAGGTCAGTAGTTAAATTGTCTGCATTTGCAGTGTGTCCAATTAAACAAACATATGTCTTACCGTTGTAAAGTACTATGTCGTCTTTGGTATAAACTGTAGACCCAACCCAAGTGCCTCTCCATTTAAACCTTATTCTATCTAAATTAAAATTTGCCATTCTCTACTCTCTTATAATCCGTTTGACGATGAATTGTCATCGTATGTGAAACTATGATTTACTCTTGCTACTAATTCGCCATCGCTATCAACATAGTATGAAATATTTCTGCCATCCCATCTAAACTGCTCATAATTTAGATTATCATATACTAAATCATGATTTACATCTCTACCTTCAAGAAAGTCTTGACCTTCTTCAAAACTAGGATAGTTTTGTGCAGGATCGCCGGGGTTGTTAATCATTATTGCATCTGTTGTAGACATTTGATCCATTTTGCCTACAAACAATTCTCCGTTATCAGTTCTACGTAGACCATAAAAGAATCTATCTGGAATAGCTCCATTTATATGATCTGGTGATGTACCTGTGTAATTTGCCATAATGTTTATCCTTTATACAATGTCTACGTAACTAATAACTGCGTCTAGTGACTCATCACCACTAGCAACTAAATATAATTCATTTGACGGAGCAAGTATTAATTTTTCGCCTGCTGCGAGTGCTTTCAAACTACTGTTTGGCGGCACCATAACGTCCTTCATTAAATATCCTTCAACACTTGTATCGTCTTTTACACTTATACTTATGTATGCTATAAAGTCAGTTAAATTAGCTAAATTGAGACCAATAATTGTTGATCGTGTAGCTGCGTCAGTTTCTAGTGCTAGAATAGGAACAGTTCCTACTTCCTTTACTACTTTATTTTTAAATTGCGTTGCCATCGTTTCTTATCCTAATGTTAATACGTATTCAATTGCTAAGTCTTCTGCTGCTGCAAAACTAATTGAGCCTGTTGCACCTGCAACTGAAACCCAGCTAAATCCGTCCCATATTTCTAAATATCTTTGTTCTGTGTTGTAACGCACCATCCCAGTTTCTCTGTATGCCGATGCTGGGCGTTGTGTGTTATTTCCTACTGGTACAACAAATCCGCCAGTACCTTCAATTTTAAAGTACCCGCTACCTTGCTGTTCAAAATTCATTATTCCATCTACTTCAGTATTTGTAATAGTTGAATCTTTAAATGCAATATTATCAATTACAACTGAACCTGTGCCATTAGCACTTAGAGTTAAATCTGTATTAGTAGTCTCAGTTGTAATAATATTACCATCAATACTTATGTCATCTACTTCAATTCTTGGTGTAGTTAATTTATCTGCATCAATAGTAGTTACTACATTATCTTGTATATAAAATCTAATTACGCCGTCATTTGCACCAGGAGTTAATTCTGCTGTAATGCGTGTGTCTAAATCTAAATCATATACACCGTTAAGTGCTATCCAGTTACCATCATAACCTTCATACAAATTAGTTTCAGTGTTATAACGAATCATGCCTGTTGCTGGCGTCGGTCTAGCTGCTGTATTTCCTTTTGGCAATTGTAGCGCACTTGAAGAATTAATTCTAACTGTGCCGCTATCTGCATCTAAGTTAATGTCGCCACTTAAACTTTCAATAGTGTTTCCACTTAAACGTAAATTACCTGTGTCAATCTTTTCACCGGTAATAGTTGTTTGACTACTGCCTGTAGTAATTGTAATACCACTTGATGTATTAATATTAAATGTCGAACTACTAAAGTCTACAGTACCATCTTCTTGATTTACATAAAATAAATCGCCAACTCTAAAGTCACCTTTGTGATCTACACTACTATATCTTATCTGTGCATTATTTGTTTCAACTACTTCGTTTGCTTGTATTACATTATTATCGTCATTGTCAATCTCTTTGCCTACGCCAATGTATGCTAAGTTTTGACTGATTAGATACATTAGTACACCAGGGCCATCGCCTACTATACCAAAGTTACCATATACACAAGCACTTGCAATTGCACGTACTTCTGCACCAAATTCTGTTTGATCTGCTAGTGTACAGAATGTAGCTGTTGCACCATTACTAAAACGCAAATCTTGTGAGTTAGTAGTATCGTCTGTAATTGTGTTTGCACCATCTGCTGCATTGTTAAAATGTAATAACAGTTTAGTATCAGTGTCACTAACATGTTCTGATAGTGGTGCAGTGAATGCTGCTGTATATCTTGCTAGTCCTTTAGTAACTCTAAATTCGTCTACATAACCATCAAGTTTTTCTGCACCGTTCCATGCTGCTCCAATAATAAGAGGTTTTGCAACATCGTAATCTGCTGGAGAACTAGTCCAAGTTCCTTCTAGTACACCATTTAAAAATAATTTTGTGTCATTACCGCTACGACTAATTGCAATATGATAAAATTGTCCTGTTACTAAAGTTGATCCTGTAATTCTATCTGAACTGTAAGAGTAAAAACGTAATTCACCATCTGAATGTACATAAACTCTTGGTGCAACATCTGTTGCTGCTCCTGCTCTAAAATCAAATAATGTTTGTACAACTGACACACTATCAAAGTAGAACCATCCGTCAACTGTATAATCGCCTGTACCAAAGCCAAAATCATTATTACTTGCAACGCCTAGATAATCAGTTGAACCATTAAGTTCTAAGCTACTTGTACCAAACTTTTTAATAGTTGTATCTGTAGTTGGTGTTCCGTACTTGGTTATTATTTTCCCGCCGCGTTCGCCAGCAGTTTCTAATCCAGTTAGATTACCGTCTATGTAAAACTTGCCATCTGCATCGACACCATTAATAGTACCTGTTGCAAGAACTGTAGTTCCGTCTGTATCGTAATAACTAAATGTGTTTCCGTCTGTAATTGCTCCGCCAGTTAAACCTGTAACTCTAACTGCTGTCTTACCTGTGCCGCGTAAACCTGTTGCGCCGTCTAGACCGTAAATACCACGATTAGCAAAATATGTAAATGAGTTTAACCATTCTACTCTGGCGCCGTTAGTTACTGTAATAGCGTCTACGCCTGGTGTAATAAATGTGGCACTATGGAACAACATAGTTGCTTCCTTGCTTGTAGCGCCTGCTACAGCGCCGTCTATGTACGCTCCTTTACCTGCATCACCCTGCGCAAAACCTCTTGGGTCAGCAGCGGTTGTTACAGTACCTTGTGTTATAACACTAATATTTCTAATGTATGGAGAACGGTTATTTCCTGAAACTACAAAGCCAGGTGCAAACTTAAATGCGTATCCTGTGTTAAATCCTGATATAGTTAAATCTTCAATTGTTGCGCCACCGTTAAGCAAAAACACATCATTACTTGCTGTTGCAACAGTTGGTGTAATATTAACACTACGTATGCTGTGACCTTTAACAGTAACTCCTACAGGTACTGTCATTGGAAATATTTCTTGATAAACACCTGGATAAATGTGAATTGTGTCGCCACTAGTTGCTTGAGTTAGTGCAAACTTTAATGAACCATATGGATCGTTAGGGTGATCGCCTGTATAACTATCACTACCGTTTTCTGCAACATAAAATATATTGCCTTGACGTAGAGCAATATCTACACCGTCAACAGTAATCGAGTCAGTAGTAACTGTGCCTGCAAAAAAGTTTTGTGTTCTAACGTCTGCCCACTGTTTTGAAACACTACCTAAACTGTATGTATTAGTAGCGTCTGGAATAATGTCTGAATTAATTTCTGCGTTAAATGTAATATTATCAGTATCAGCATCACCAATAGTAATGTTACCATCTGCTGTAATATTACCTGTTGCTGTAATATTACCTGTTACATTTGTATCTGCAAATATTTCTACAGTACCAGTACCATTAGGATTTAGTTCAATATTTGCATTAGTTTCGTTTGTACTAATAACATTATTTTCTAAATCAAAACTATCAATTGTTAATTTGTTTTGGTATATAACATTATCAGCTGCACCTAAAGTTAATGTAGCTTGATTTGTTGATATTGTAGTTCCGGTAATGTTTACATCACCAATATTAGCAAGTGTAGCAACTTCTAATTGTGGAGCTCTAGTAGTTCCGATTACGTCCAGGTCGTATTGGGGGTTTGCGTTGTTAATTCCGACGCGGCTGTTATTTACATCTAGATATAATAGGTCGTTCTCAAAAGCTAGATTTACTCCTTCACGAAGTAAGTTTGCCTTTAAGAGCGGACCACTTATGCGACCAATAGCCATCTCTTCTCCTCAATACGGGGATCCTGTCCCTCTAGCCGAATTCTCATCCTATTAAGGTTCTTTGCTGGCTAACCACAGTTTGACCCTGCAATACAAGGGTCGCTGTACTGCATTAATAGTATTTATCGTTTTCTGTAATTAACCTAGTACAAGTATATATAAATCGGCCAGATCTTTTAATATATCTTCAGTAACTTCGTCACCAGCGCCTGCACTACGTTGCCATTCGCCATCTTGGTTATATGTTTCCATAAATCCTAGGTTTGCGCCCGCTTGTGTATTGTACCTTGTTTCGCCTAATTGTGGTGTTGCAAGGCGTTGAGCATTATTACCGGACGGAACTACAAGTCCTGTTATTCCTGCAAATTTTACAAATCCAGTACCAGTTGTAGCAAGTGTTAACATGTTATTACTTGAATTTGAAAAATTATTTTCTTTTAATTCCATATCAAATATATCAACAACATTTGCTGCTGTAGCCCTGTTAAGTTCTAGATTTGAATTAGATAATGTAGTTGTAATAAGGTTGTTATCAAACAATACATCACCAGTTGATAATCCGTGTAAGTTAGTGCTATTAAAGTCAATATTTCCTACTTGAATACCTGCTGCTGTTAATACAATATGGTTATTAGTATTATGGGCATCAATGCCTTCTTGTCTATCTGAACTATAAATTCCACCAAAACTCAAATTACCACTTGAAAAACCTTCAAATAGATCTGTTTCTACATTATATCTAAAATCAGCAGATTCGTTATTTCTTTGTGCATCTGTGCCTCTACTAACAATTAACGATCCGTTGTTATTAGTATTTAAAATACCAGTTTGTGGACTTAAATTTAAGTCGCCATCTATTGTAGTAACATTATTTCCAGTAAGTCTAACGTTACCAATATCAACACGTTCACCGTCAATAAAAGTTTTTTCTACACCATTATCTACAGTAATATTACCAATACCACTAAAGTCTATAGAGTTTGCATCAATGCTTGTTTCGCCTGTGTCAAAGTCTACAAAGAAGTTATCTCCAACACTAAATTTACCTTTTTGGTCTGTGCTAGTAAAAACAATACTACCTGAATTTAATTCAGTTACTTCTTGACTAGGTATTGTAAGTGTGTTATCATTGCTTACATCGCCGCCTGTGCCAATATAAGCAAAGTTTTGACTAATTAAATACATTAACGTATTAGCGCCGTCTGCTACTGCGCCAAAATTACCATATACACATGCTGATCCAATTGCTCTAACTTCTGCACCATAGCGTGTTGAAGCATCTGGCATTAGTTTACCGGTTGATCCTTGTGTAGCATACAGTCCTCTATTAGCAAAATATGTAAAGCTATTAAGCCACTCTACTCTTACACCATTTGTCATTGTAATACAATCAACTCCAGGTGTAATAAATGTTACACTATGGAATAACATACTTGCTTCTAAACTTGCACTGTCTAATGTTGCGCCATCAATAAGTGCGCCTTTACCTGCATCACCTTGCGCAAACCCTCTTGGATCTGCTGCACTTGTAACACTACCTTTTGTAATAACTGTTACGTTTCTAATATACGGAGAGCGTGTGTTTACTAATCCGCCTGCCGTAAACTGAAATGCGTATCCGGTATAAAAATCTTTAATAGTTAAGTTTTCAATAGTAACATCGTCTTCCATAAAAAATGCACTATTATTTTGTGTTGCTGCTGTTGGTTTAATAATAACATTTCTTATGTCTTCACCAACAATATCTACATGCGACGGAACAGTTAGTGGAAATTCTTCTTCGTACTCTCCAGGAAATACGTGTATTACTGTTGGACCTGCTGTACTACCATCTACTTGGGCAAGTGCATGTTTTAATGTGCGAAATGCGCCGTGTTGATGATCACCTACATTTGAGTTGCTACCTAGTGTACTAACATAGAATGTATTACCTTGGCGTCTTGCTAAACTAGAATCACCGCTGCCGACAATTAGTTCGTCAAGTTGAACTGCTTCTCCGTTAAGTAAAGTACTATACATGTTTAGCCATTGTTTACTGACGCCACCCAAATCACTTGTGTTTGTTTGATCTGGTATAATGTCACTATTAATATCAGCAACAAACGTTACATTGTCTTCGTCATCGTTACCTAGTGTAAAATTTCCACTTGTTTGAATATTACCTGTTGCGTTTAGAGATCCTGTAATATTCCAATTACTATTGATATTAACTGTACCGTTACCATTTGGACGTAATTCTATATTAGTATCAGTTGTAGTTGTACTAATTGTATTAAAATCTATTTTTAAATCGTCGGTTGCTATTGCTGTTGCAAAAATATTATTTGCAGCATTAAAGTTAATAAATCCATCGCCACCTAATGCAACAATTTGACTTTGATCAATAGTGAAGTTTGAAATATTATTATATGTTGATATTAAATTTGACGTAGCAAGTGTTGTTGGTATAGTTAAAGCATCTGTGGGTGCTTCGTTATTAATACCAATTTTAGCATTGTTAACATCAAGATGAAGAAGAGCAGTACTGCCGCTAGTATTTTTAAAGTTAAGATCAATACCTTGGCGTAAAAGATTGTCTTTTGATACTCCGCCGCCTATACGGCCTGTTTGTGGTTCTGGCATGCCCTACTTCTCCTTTGACAGTGTATTTATTTGTCTAAGTTGTGAATTACAGTAACCGGTTTGCCTGTTGGAACTGGACTTGTAAATTTGATCCACCAACCAGTGCCGGATGCTGTATAGGGATGATTAGGACCTTGTTCGGCGCCACCTGTCGAAATTTCAGCA